AAGTTTTAATTCTGTTTTAGGGATTTGGGAAATATCTTTATACTTAAAAATCGCTGTAATAACATTTTGTAACATATCAGTAAGAACAGTACGCTTTTCCCTATCTTTTAAAAGTGCCTCGGTGATCTCTTTGTTCTCAAGCAATTGGAAAAGGCGATTTTGTCCCTCAAATAATCGTCGTTCTCGTTCACTCATCCAAGGGGCTTCAATTGGGGCGGGTTTGTCCATATGACTAACTAAATCTTTTAAATTTGCCACCCTTTGAGCTAGTCTATCAAGTGTACTTTGCTTGACTTTTACGCCCTTTTCTTTGCCCGCTTGGAAATCTTTTAATTGTTTCTCAGATTTTGCCTGTGCCTCTTTAATCCCTGTTGCGTGTTCACCATGTACTAAGGCTTGAAATTGCCTCTTTGTCATTGTTTCCTCAGTGCCTTTTTTAGCACCGTCATCATATTTTACTGTGATCTTATCGCCGTCTACTTTTGTGATATGTGCATGGTATCTTGTTTTTCCTACTTCCCCAAATGCAAAAGATGCACCTGTAACAAGTTCTTCTTCATGTGCTATGCCCCGCCCATGTCCTTCTTGTCCGGCATAGAAATACATGTACTTTGTTTTTCCCGTCTTGGTTACTCCCTTGGGTACTCTTCTAATATATTTATGTGTCAATGCCTTAAACAAGGTATCTAAGAGTAATGAGTATCTAAACATCTTTTTTAATCCTTTTCTTTGTATATTTTCTATTATATTCAATCGTAACTTTTTATCTATGATTTCCTAGTTTCTAAGTATTTTGACCACAAGTCTTTATCAGCTGTTTGTCTTGTTTTCCCACCGGTCAAGAATGAGTAAACTCTTGCCCTTGCCCATGCGATTTGAGTCGCCCCCGGTCTATGCCCAACGCTCCACGCCTCCGCACCTCGCTTGTGAACTTCTGCAATAATTGATCTTGGAACGCCTGAAACCTTAGAAGCAACGCTAATAAACTCCTCTGTTGTATTGGTCTTAGTTTGCTCTCTTACTTTGCTTGCTAGCTGTGTTCTTGTGTACTTTGATGGCTTTGTCTTGGCGTCGTCATCGCCTTTCATAGGGGCGTAGGTTCTTTTCTCTTCCCCGCCCTTTACTCTTTGCCTAATCTCTTGTTTACGTGCTTGCTTATCACTCTCAGATAACCCCGCTAGGTATTTACTAGGTACTTTGATCGCTTTAGTAACATCCTCAACCTTGATCTTTCTTATTCGTCCGTCCCTTGTCGCATAGAAACCTTTAGGCACTGGGATCGTATCACATCGACAATTAGGATGAACAGGGAATAATGTCGCTTTATGTTCTCCCTTTGCTTTGCCTACATTCGTACCATTTTGCGCAAGTTCTGACGGGTCAAAGATGATTAAGTTGCCATCTCCACCAACAAACAAAGATAGGCAAGTTTCACATGCGTTTGAGTCTGGTACTCTTGCCACTAGATCATCGTTTTGCATGGCATCAATGAACCTCCCTTCATTGTGACTTGCTTGTAACTCAGTTTGTGCGATTCTTTCCCAATTGTGAGAATAGTACTTTGTTATATCTGCAAGCCTAGAAGCTAAGACTTTCGCATCTCTTGAACCTATGAACTCATTCGCTGTTTCATTGCGAATTGTTTCAAGCATATAATTTCTTTGGGCGGGGTTAACCTCCTCACTAATCTGTTCACCTTGCCACCCTTCAGCGATTACTTTTGATAAGTCCTCGTCTAGTTTGTTGCCTAGTCCTCTTGCGTATGATCCCGCCCTTGTGATAGCGGACACATAAGCACCCTTTTCAGCGGGTGACATCCAAGCGGGTATCTTTTGGGGCGGGCTTAAGTCTGTTACTTGGTTGATTGGGGGCGTGGGCATTTGTGACATACCAACAGGGGCGGACTTGCCTATCATGCGTTCAAGTTCTTTTTTTACGGGGGTTCTCCATTCATTGATCGACCATGTTCGCATGTTTGCTTTTGTATCATGATCCACGCTATCAAATATTCTCCCCGCAACTTGTAAAAATGTGAACGGGTCAATGCCCCCAATCTGTAAACCTTGATCTTGTAAATCAATCAAACCACGATCATATAAATCTTTAATTCTTTGGGCATCTAGGCCACTATTTTCCACGCCAAGCAATTGAACTAAAAAAACATCGTGCTGCTCTCTTACCTGTTCACTTGCGTTCTTGATTAACTCGTCTTTAAGCATAATCATACTCTCTTTGTGCATATTTTCTAAGATATATTATGCACATATTACACGATTTAGAGAGTATAAATGAAAAAAGGGGCAATTAAGCCCCTTTTTGATTGGTTGTGTGTGTGCGCTTGGTTTCTGGTAGACTTGTTATTGTGTAATTGCTACATGCTCCATGCTCCAACCTTTAACATCAATATCATCTTCATCTACGATCTTACCAAAGAAGCAAACAACATTGTTTTGTAAATGCGCTCCTCGTACTTCGTCTTTTTCATCAAACGCTGTAAGAACCAATTGAGTATTGCCATTCTTTGATCGAAAAGTTACAATGAGTTCATCATGTGCCATGTCATCCGACCATCTACGATTTACAAGTCTTGCACTGCCTGCATTGTGTCTAACGTGTTCAACAGATACGACGGATACATAAGTGCCTTGTGTGGTTACTCTCTTGCCTTGTGCTTGGGTGAAAGTATCTTTGATTTTTTGAAATAAAGCGTTCATTTTTGCTTTTCCTTTGTTGGTTGGTTAAGGTGCTTTTATGAATAGCTTATGTTTTTCACTTTGTCAAGAGATTTTACAAATTATTTTTAAATATTTTTATAGGTGACTATTTTAATCGTTTACTGCACTCTCAACAGGCTTGGGATATTATGTCCAATTGCCTTAAACAATGTATCTAAGAATAATGAGTATCTAAACATCTTTTTTAATCCTATTCTTCTGTATCACTTTGCCATAAGTTAATTTCTTCTTCTAATAGATCAACGATTCTTAGTTGCTGCTCTTTTACAAGATCAAATTTAAACAGGCCTTGAAAGCCATGTTTTACAAGTTGCTTTGTACCAAGTAGCACTGTGTAACAAAGTTCATCATCTACATAGATATCAATGTCATGTTCATTGTTTTCTACGGCCTTGAATAGTGTTGATTTGTTTTCTAGCAAAAGGGTTCTCACTTTGTGGACTCCTTAATGATATTTGTACTGAGTACTTTTAATCTTTGCTCATAGAGATCAACCATCTTGGCGCTTAGATCATCAATCAATTGAATCTCTCCACCTCTCAAACCTTTGCTTAAAGTGTCTTTAAATACGGACTTTGCAATCTTATCAGCATGTGCAATGATATGATTTTCTAAAGTCACTTGATTAAATTTACTAAGTTCTTCATCGCTTAGTTCTAAGTTAATTTTCATTCTGGTTCTCTTTCTTTTCTAGTTGCTCAAGGGTTCTAGTTGCCCACGCATCACCCGCATCACCGCCCCAAAGAAGCCAAGAGATATACGAAGCACTAGTCTTGTCTTTGTGATATCCCTTTTCTTTGTATACTCTATGACGGGCAAAAAATGACTTCATGCGTTTCAATGTTTTTAGTGATACTTTGCCTTCGCTTAGGTTCACCGCTCTTTGCACGCCTGAACCTATGCCTAAGTTGCTTGCTTGCTCGTTACTCAGCCCGCCCCGCTTGTTTTCCCTACGAAGTTCTAAGCCTCTTTTGGCCTGCTCTCTCACCGCTTGGGGTACATTGAAACTCATTGACTTTTGAAACTTTTGAGATTTAAGGACTTGTATCCCTGAAGCGGTCAACCATTGTTTTAAAAAGTTTCTTGCCCACGCTGTGATCTCTTTGTCATCAAAGCTAGTAGGCAAATCTAAATCAAAGTTGTTTAGATTTACATCCTCATAGATTTCATTGGCAACCATGCCCATAAATTCTGGGTCAAGTATTTTCTCTTTTAATAGTTTCACATATGCCAAATAACCCGGGGAATCCATTTCAGAGTAAAAAGTAATTTGATCTTCCAAGTAATCCATATAAAAAGAAAATTCGTTAAGTATGCAATCTTTGACAATATCGTATACTTGCTTTTCTGTGTATTCTGTTGGCTTATCTGCAATGATCATTTTTAACTCGTCAAATCGTGCATGCGCATGCAAATCTAACGGGAATAAACTTTTAATCAAGGGACTAAATCTAAACATGTTTCCTATCCTTGTTTCTAGTATCAAGGATCATTATATAAAAAACTAAATTTCTATTGTGAATTTATTTTTATTGAGCTATTTCATACGGTCATTGATCGCCACATCTCTAGCGACATTTAAAGCATGAGTATCAAATAAATTGTTTAACGCATTAGCTGTTAATAAGAAAGGCATTTTTTGAAGGTCGATAGATTCATTCCGCAAAGATATTGCCTCAATAGTATTTTTAAGCTGTTTGAAGCCTTTATCATCTAATAGAGGTTCACCTTGTTTTTTGGTAATTTGATCTTTTAAGATGTTTCTAACATGGGGGACATCTGCAAATTTACCACCTAATTTTGCATCCGATAAATATACATCAATCACATGATCTGCGTTTTGGCTATACAAATATGAGGGTAATTGTTGCATACTTTTAACGTCTTTACTTAATTGTTCGGGGTTATCAAGTAGCTTTTCAAACTTATCTTCAAAAGCATATTGTTTTTTATGTTGTTCTCGTAATACCCGATCTCTTGCAACATTCAGGGCATCCACATCAAAGAGCTTATGAAGAATATCAGCATCTAATAAGAAAGGCAAATTGTCAAGAGTTGCGGGCTGTCTTTGTAATCCAAGTGCTTCTAAAGTGTTTTTTAATAACATACTAGATTTTTCATCTAATACATTAAGGCCTTGTTTTTTGTTAATATGCGCCTTTAGTTTCTCTTTAATATCTGGTATCACTGTAAAGCGTTGCCCTAATTTCGGATCAGATAAATAATGATCAACCACATCATCTGCGTTCTTAAGATATAGGTACGTGGGTAATTTTTTCATATTACGGACATCCTTACTTAATCGTTTAGGGTCTTTTACAATATCACTGAACGCAATAGGTGTTTTTTCTTGACCATTTTCTGGTCTATTCGCGTCATGATAAAAGTAAATATATCTAATTGCCCCGGTCTTAGTAACGCCTTTAGGGATTCTACGAACATATTTATGGCCTATTGCCTTAATAAGATCATCTGCAATTTCAGTAAAACGCATCATCTTTTTAATCCTTGTTTCTATGTTTCTATGTTTCTAGTATCAAGGATCATTATATAAAAAACTAAATTTCTACTGTGAATTTATTTTTATTTAGTGATTTAGTTACCTTCTCTTCCTCGTTATCCTCTTGCGTGGGTTCTTCTTGATCCTGTGTTTCATTGCTTTCTTCTTGCCCTTCTTCTTGGTCATAATCATCCTCTTCTTGATCTTGGGGGGCTTGTTGTTCTTGTGCTTGTTGTTGACTCATGCCCAAGGCGGTGATGTATGCTTGGTTCAAGATGACATCACCCCCTTCAATCTTTTCTAAGCTGTGTTTTGCTCTGATTTCGTTGATGGTCATGTAATTGGAAACCCTCTGAATATCGGAAGCTAAGGCGTCTTTTTCTGTGTCTGCATCCAACCCCATAAATCTAAGTTCATATTTATCATTTACTTGGTGAATGATATGCCTATTAATCCAATTCTGAACGCTTCTTAGTAATGGGTACAAGCCTTTATCTTTAGATGCTTGAATACGTGCGCCGGGTCCTTGTTGGGTCAATGCTCCTGTTTGCCCTTCTGTACCAAAAACAAAGCCCAATTCAGCGGGATCAATTTGATACACGGAACACGCTACTTTTGTTAAGTATCCTAGCCAATCTTTGTAGCCCATCTCTTCGGCTGTTGCCCCCAAATTCACGCTTTCAATCTCTTCTTGGCTTTCGGGGTCAAGTTGGATAATAGGCGTTCTCTTTGCTTGGGCGGGGCCTGAAAGATTAGCATAGAACTCACGCTTAAACGCTCTAAATAGTTGCGGGTTCATCTTGCTCTTGATCGCTAAGATACTATTGGCATGTATCCCATTTGTAAAATTAGAGGCGTTATAGGTTTCAGCGTTGACTAAGTGCGTTACTACTTTAACCAATTCTTCAAGTTCTGGGAAACCATAACCACGTGAAACAATGGATGTTCTAGGCCTACGAATACAAAAAGCTAGTTTATCGTTGTCAAAAGTCGCTACACGCTTCCCATTGATCACTTGAATAAAGGCACTATCAACCCAATCACGATGACCGCTATTTTTTTCTTCCTCGGTAACACTTGCCCGTCTAATGGTCGTTGCATCTACGGGGATGAAGCCAATGATTGCCCCGCCCCTATTTTTAATGATTTCAAAGCATGCTTGATCATAGATTAAACTATCTCTTACGATCATTCTTACAAAGCTCTCAAAATCCCATGCCCCGCCAAACTTGTAACCTTCCCCACAAGTTTCTAACCATGCGCTAAGCGTCTGTATTTCTTTGCGCTCTTCGTCTGTTGGTTCTCTTGTCTTATCTCTTAATCGGATTACATAGCCCGCCTTGAATTGATCCTCTTGGGGAATACAAAACTCAGCGATTTGATTGATTCTAGTTTGAATGATCGATGAAACCACTGGGACGCGTGACATATAAGTCATAATATCGTAATCAAGTTGACTTGTCCCCTCATGCTCTGAACCTCGGTAACTATCTGAACTTGTATAAGCAGCATAGTTTGAGGGGTCAAGATCATATGCAGAAGGTTCAACATTGCCCCCCGCCTCCGCTGTTTTTAGGGCTTTTTGTAACAATTCTTCTGAGATATCGGCAAGCTCCGCCAATTGGTGAATCGTTGATTTAAGTTTTGTCATGATACTCCTTTATCTTTTGTTTCTAGTATAACAAATTAAACGATTTCACATTGAGAAACAAAGATAAAGATAGAAAGTATCAAAGCACTTGAAACTAAAGCAGAAAACAAAACAAGCGCTTTGATACTAGTTTGATACATGCCTAAAAGGTGCTACGCATTACATGGATCTCGTTCGTTCAACTCTCACAAAAAGAGACATGTATCAAGTAGCAATGTAACACTTTAAACCAATTAAGCAAGTTTTATTTGCGTTTATTTGGTGCTATGCCATGGGAAATGAAGCGCCCCCGTA